CATCCGCCATAGTGCGCGGAAGCTGAAAGCCATGACGCGCGACGAGTTCGCGAAGTTGGGGAACTGGGACGACATCAACAAAGCATACAGCGAGTATGAAGCCGTGATGGAAGCCATGCTGTTGGCTGTTGAGCATGAAATGGAGGGGTATCACAATGAGCAATGAAGTTATCAAGGTGCAAATCGCGAACCGTCTGCTGGACGAGTACGGCAAGGACATCCAGAGCCAGTGCATGGGTGATTGTGTATCGCGCTGTGACGCGAACAAGACGATTTTCGCCATCCGCCATAGTGCGCGGAAGCTGAAAGCCATGACGCGCGACGAGTTCGCGAAACTGGGGAACTGGGACTACATCAGCGAGACATACGGCGCGTATGAAGCCGTGATGGAAGCCCTGCTGTTGGCGGTTAAGTACGAAATGGACAAGACGGCGGTCGCTGTCTAAGGGAGGGAAAAGAAAATGAAAATCCTGAATCTTGAGAAAATCGTGCCGGACGAGGAAGCCAGGAAGGAACTCTTTGAGCAGCACATGATGGAAACCACGCTGCGGCTCAATGCGCCGCGCATCATCCGCGAACTGGACAATGTTTGCGATAGCAAGCGCACCGCCGACCGCATTTGGAAGATTATCTGGATGGACGTACGGAGCGGGAAGGTGAAGGACTACGGAGCCTTTCAGAAGGTTTTCCCCGGCGAATTTGATGCCTACGTTGTCTACGGAGACATCATGAATAAGCTGCTTGAAGAAATCAGCGACAAGATGGGGGCGCTTTGGAATGACTGACTTCCAACGAGCAACCGGAGTAACGATGCAGCCGGAGGAAGGCGAGGGCTTGCGCTGGTGTCCCATCGACGCGGTAATCGTCAAGCAGATTCGGGCGCATCTGGGAGACAGCGCCGCAATGCGCATCGTCTACGATGCCGTCTGCAACATGGCGGGCATTAACACGCCGGACGACATCACCAAGCTGACGTTCGAGCGGGCGTATAGCCGCGCACTGTCCGAGACGGGGCGGTATCAGGCGGGGGAAATTGACGCACAGGGCAATTTCATCGCGGAGGTAATCGCGACGGCTTTCGCCCTTGCGCCTACTAATATTGTAGCAGATAGGGGGGCTAAGTAAATGCCGGAATTTCGCGGTTATGAGCTGCGAACCGCCAGAGAGCAAGCAGGGCTGCGCTTGTGGCAGGTGGCGCAGGAAATCCACACGTCGGAATCGTGCATCCGCCGCTGGGAAGGAGACGAAGCAGAGCCGTCGCCGGAAGTCATCGACCAGCTTGAGGAGCTGTACAAATGCCCTATGCTGTGGCATCGCTGGATGCTGTCACACAGCGACAGTTATCGGCGGCATTACAGCCCAATTAGCGATACAACAACGATGGGGAGCGTTCTGCGGAATCGGTACGCAATAGAGGATATCCTGCGATTGCAGGAAGCCATTGAGCGCGACGTGAGCGACGACGGGAAAATCGACAACCTGATGAACCGCGACAAGTATGTCGAGTTAATCAAAAAGGCGGTTGCTTGCCTGTCTGACACGCTTGCGAGAATCGAGAAAAGGAGTGGCGCGAAATGACGCAGTACCTCAACACCGAGCGCGTCGCCGAAATTCTCTGCATCAGCAAGGAGAGCGCCCGGAAATTTATGCGCGAAATGCCGCACATCTGCATCGGCGGCAAGGCGCACGAAACCATCCGCGTCACTGTCAGCGACTTTGAGCAGGAGATGGAGCGCCGAAAGCGTTACCCAACGCAGGAGCAGGAGAACGAGGTCATCCGCCAGCGCAAGAAGCGCAATGACCTTGTTGCGCGCGGGCTGATGAATCCTGACGGCACAATCGCCAGGAGAAGAGCATAAAAAAAGCGCCCGTGCCGCGGGTACAAAGCGCGAACACGAGCAGACAGAAAGGGTAATGTGGCGGTTAAGCCACTGCCATTCTAACACAAAAACGAAAGGAAGTCAACATATATGGAACAGTTTATCAACGAAATCGAGGAGAACGAGCAGGAAGAACGCACGGGTTTTGTTATCGACAACGACCAGAAAGCGGACTGGGCGGTTCGCCGCATCGCGGAGCTGGAAGCCGACACGCAGAAATGGAAGGACTACTACAAGGCGCAGAGTGAGCGCGTGGCGCAGTCCAACCAGCAGAGCATTGACTACTTCACAGCGCTGCTGGAAAGCTACTTCGACAGCGTGCCACACAAGGCGACTAAGACCAGCGAGAAGTACAAGCTGCCGAGCGGCGTTCTGGTTCGCAAGGCGCAAGCGCCGGAGTACGAGCGCGACGATGCGCAGATTATCGCGTGGTGTGCCGAGAATGCGCCGTCCTGCGTGGAGAACGTGCCGAAACTGAAATGGACAGCGCTGAAAGGGTTGGTTGTAGAAAACAACGGACAGGCGATTGATGAAATTACGGGCGAAGTTGTTCCCGGCATCAGAATCATTCCGCGCGACCCGGTTTTCGCGGTGCAGAAGGGGTGAGGCGAATGGCGAGACGCTGCTGCTTATGCGGGGCATATCTGGATAGCGGGGAGCGCTGCGACTGCGGATGCAGCCAAACGGACGAAGTGCCGCGAGGGTGCAGGAAGCCCGTGCGGAGAGTTGATGAAGCCAGCCGAACGGGTGAAGATTGGCGATGGGAGAAGTACATCAACGAACAGTATCAAAGATGGTACGAGTGCTAACAGGAGGAACGAGCATGGAAAACGGGCAGATTTACGCCGCAATCAGCGCGGCGATGGCGGACATTTCCGCAATCGGCAAGGACAAGTACAACCAACAGCAGGGTTTTAAGTTCCGCGGCATCGACGATGTGATGAACGCCTTGAAGCCCATCCTGACGAAGAACAAGATTTTTACCGTTCCGCAGGTTTTGGAGCAGACGCGAGAAATCAAGGTGACGGCGAAGGGCGGCGAACTGCGGTATAGTCTATTAAAAATCGCGTTTCGCTTCTATGCCACCGACGGCAGTTTCATCGAGGCGGTGACGCTGGGTGAGGGCATGGACAGCGGCGACAAGGCAAGCAACAAGGCAATGGCGATTGCTTACAAATACGCGCTTTTCCAAGTATTTTGCATTCCGACGGAAGAGATGACCGACCCGGACAGCGAGAGCTACGAAACCAAGCACGAAGCGAAGCACGAACAGCCGAAGCCGCAGCCCAAGAACGCAGAGAACCCGGCAGAAACGCCGACAAACTACATCATGCGCGAGTGCGGAAACATCGGCATGGATATGCAGGAGTTAGGCAGAGTTCGCGCCGCACTGGTGGAAGAAAACATCGTCCGCAACATCCCGACGAAAGAGATGACGATGGCGGACGCAAAGGCGCTGATGGACGCGGTGAAGGCTAAGTTCCGGGAGGCATCGTAATGAATAGGGCGGAACGCAGGAGAGCGGCAAGGGATATGACCCACGCCACACAGGTCATCATGAGGGCGCGTGGGAGCTATGAACGCGAGTATGAGCGCGGAGCGAAGGACGCGGAACGCCACGCAATCAAGATGATTTTCGCCGGAATGTGCCTTGCGATGAAAGAAGAGTTCGGATTCGGCGCACAGCGAATTTATCGGATGCTGACAGCAACGCAAAAGTATCTTCAACCCGGCGCGTACTTCACAACGGCAGAATTGATTGATGAGGTGCTGGAAAAGACGGGCATCCGGCTGGATTTCGACGACCCGTTTGACATGGTGGAGCGAATTGAGAAAGGGGAAAGGCAATGAATATAGTCAGCAACGTGGAAATCATGGGGCTTGCGTCGAGTATAAAGGCAAGCCGCTATCCGATGGCAACCGACACGGAGCAATGCAGCGCTGAAGTCACAGAACGGACGATGGCGCTTGCCAACTGCCAGACGGGGAGCGGACACGACCAATTTTTGACGGGAATCGTCGTGCAGTTCGACCTCACGTTCACCGTCAAGGCGTGGGTTGAAGCCGAGCGGTATCATTTTCTGGATTTTGTATCGAGCCAGTCCACCATGCACCGCATTATGAGCATGGACATCGACGAGCAGTGCATTGACTATGTTCGGCGGGAGACAATCGAGCTTGTGGAGAAGCTGGTTGAGGCGTACAAGGAAGCCCCCACGCCGGAACGGTATCTTGCAGTCCTCTACAACGTGCCTGTTGGCTTGCGGCTGACGGCGCGTATGACCACCAACTACCGCCAGCTTAAAACCATCTATCAGCAGCGCAAGAATCACCGTCTGCCGGAATGGAGGGCGTTCTGCGCATGGATTGAGACGCTGCCGAGGGCGAAGTTTATTGTCGGGAAGGAGACGCAAAGCTGTGGCGACTGAAAGGGAAAAGTTTCCGCATTGCCCATACTGCGGCACGGAAATGCGGTGCGATTCCGAAAGGTACATCACAGGCGGAGGATACGCTGCATATAGATGCCCTAAATGCCGCTCCATGTCGCCAATTAACGAAGACATGGAATCGTTTAGCAATGCGTGTAAAAACGCCTATTATGACGCAATGCACCGGTGCAAACCGCATAATCAAGTTCTGACGATAGATGATTTGTTAAAAACAGTATGTTGCTGGGGGTTTGGAGGTGACCCGGAACAAGAAATTATAATGTGGCTGGAATATAAAGACGTGATTAAAGGATACACCGTAGTCAAAGGAATGGAAGCGCATGGCGAGAAAACATTGTTTAAGTTTTCGTTGCTCGGCGCTGACGGCGTTTTTAAACTGGATGCGGATGCGTGCGGAAGCCGTTGGCGATGCTGGTCGTTTAAGCCAACGCAAAATGCGCTGAAAGAAACGCCGTGGGAGGGAGAAAAGAATGTATAAGGAAGAGCTTATGCCGCGATGCCCGTACTGCGACGATGAAATGAAATACGTTCTACTCGATATGGAAAGAAGAACAGCGCGGCTTCGTTGCCCGACGTGCGATTCAGAATTTCCGCCAAGGGAGGAAGAAAGTGACGATGACGACTACGCAGCGAAACCGCGTTCTGACGTTTGCCGAAGCAATCATGCAGAACCAAAAGACGGCGCGTGTTTGGGTGGAACTGCGCTACAATATTCCAATCTGCGCGTATTTCCTCGTGCGCACAAACAAAACGTGCCGAGTGATTCCGTACAATCTTGGTATTGGCAGCTTCGTCGTCGGAGAAGAGGACTACGGCACAAAGTGGCGGTGCTGGGAAAAAGAGCCGACACGCGAAGGAACCAAACGCGAGCCGTGGAGTGAGCCATGATTGCGACAATCGGCAAGGTCATCGAGCAACCGGGCAGCCTGACAATCCAGACTGTCCGACCCGATGCGGAAAACTTATCCGATACCGTCACGGTGCTCTGGCAGGACTGCCGCACAATTAGTCCAGAGCAACGGCGCAAGGCGTGGGCGCTGATTGGCGAGATTGCCGCCGCGACGGGATACATCAGACAGGGAGAAAAAAGCGACCTAAACACGATGCTCAAGGCGGAGTTTCTGCGAGCGCGGATTGATAAGCTACAAGCGGAGGCAATCAAGGCATTCAGCCTTTCCGACGTGGATATGACAACCGCACGGCTTTATATTGATTGGCTGGTTGAGTTCTGCGTTATCAACGACATTCCGACAAAACAACCGCTTGTGGAGTACGCGGAGGACATCGGCGCGTATATCTATGCTTGCATGATGCACAAGCAGTGCGCCGTCTGCGGACGCAGACCGTCAGACCTACACCACTGGGAGCGCGTCGGCATGGGTGCAGACCGCACAGAAATCAATCATATCGGGCTAACGTGCGAACCGCTTTGCCGGGTACACCACACGGAGTGCCACACGATGGCACAGGCGGATTTTGATGCAAAGTACCACATCCAGCCCGTAAAAATCGACGAAAAAATAGCTAAGCTGTACAAACTGGGGAGGAAAGGCAATGAACAAGCTAACAATCATCGGAAATCTGACGCGCGACGTTGAGTTGCGCACGACGCAGAGCGGCAAGAGCGTCGCCAACTTCACGCTTGCTGTCAATCGCCGCGCGAAACCGGGTGAAAAGGCGGAAGCAGACTTCTTCCGCGTCTCTGTCTGGGATAAGCAAGCGGAAACGTGCCAAAAGTACCTTGCCAAGGGACGCAAGGTGTGTGTGATTGGCAGCGTCAGCGTCAGCACATACAACGCCAACGACGGAAGCACACGCGCGACGCTGGAAGTATTCGCGCAGGACGTTGAGTTTTTGGACAGCGCGAAACAGGATGCACCGCAGACGGCGCATGAGACGGCTCAACCGCCCGTGCCGCAGTACACCCCGGTATACAACGAGGATTTGCCGTTCTAACGGCAGCTGATGGAGGTAGCAAATGGAGCTTGAGTATGTGCCTGTGCAGGTAGCCATGCGCCGGGAAATCGCGAGACTTTCCGACGAAGAAGCCGGACGTGCGCTTAAAGCCATTCTTGATTATGTGGCGACGGGTGAGGATGTCGAGCCGGAAGGAAACGCGGCGTTTTTGTACCTTGCGCTGTTGCGAGAATGCGATAAAATCTGCAAGATTCACGAGGTGCGTTCCGCAGGTGGCAAGGCTGGCGGACGTGGTCGCCCGAAGAAAACAAAGTCAGAAGAAATCCAGCAGTCCGAATCGGTACAGGCGCAGCTCAACCCTGAAACAGAGCAGAAGCCCGAATCGCACACCCCTGCACCCTTCATCAGCGACGAAGAAGCAGCAGAAATCCAGCAAGGCACAAACGAGGTGCTGGACGAAGCGCAACGGCAAGGATTTCCCGACACGACGGCGACGATGGACAACATCAACCAGCTTGTGGCGGACAACGGCACGGAAGAAGTTCTGGAATGCGTCAAAATCGCCGGAGAATCCGGGAAGCCTAACATCCGATACCTCAAGGGTGTAATCAATGGACGCGCGAAAGAGAAACAGGAGAAAGAGCGACGAGAGCAAGCGCGGATTGAGGCGGAAAAGCACCCGATAAGGTTTATCAACAGCACAGATGAAATCGAAGTACACGAACCGCCGAAAATCAAACAAAGAGACGTATTCATGAGCTGCGTTAAAAACCAGCCAACGGAGCATCCAGAGGTACGGACAAAGCTGGAAGAATTAGCGAGAGCGTGGAGTAGTTAAAGATGGACGCATACATCAACGAGGACGCGGAAAAAAGCCTGATTGGGCTTGCGATGCAAGACGCAATTGTGGCGCAAGAGGTTGCCGCACTGCCTGATGCACTCTTTGGCTTAAAGCAGATGCAAGCCTGTCAGCGCGGAATAATGCGACTTGTGAAGCAGGGAAAAAACGTTGACCTTGTAACGCTGGATGCAGAAGTGCAATGCGACTTCCAAGACACCGCCCTCTTGATGCAATGCGTACAAATGGGCATTTCGCCTATCATGTCGCGTCAGTACATAGCGATTTTGGCGGAGTGCGCGAAACGCCGCGAACTTGCGACGCTGGCGCGAAAAATCCTGCAAGACGTAGGAAATCCGGGTGTATCGGTTGCGGCTCTTCAAGCGGATTGTGCAACGGCGGCGCAGTCATCAGCCGCCGTAGAAGACGGGGTGACGATGCGCGAAGCTGCGCTAATGCTTGCCAATTCCTTTGACAAGAAGGACGGGGTGACGTGCGGAATCGCAGACCTTGACGTGATGCTGGGTGGATTTAAGCCGGGACAGTTGATATACATCGGCGCACGTCCCGGAGTCGGTAAAACGTCACTTGCTATCTATATGGCGAAGTACGTTGCGGAGCACGGCGGCGGGGTGCTGCTTGTCAGCTTGGAGATGAACCCGGTGGAGATTGCCGCGCGTTTCATGGCGAACGAATCCGGCGTGGACTTGCAGAAAATTTCAACAGGCAAAATGGAATTGGAGGATTTCGCGCAGATTTCGCCCTGCTATCAGGCACTTGCAGATTTACCAGTCACCATCGAGGAAAGAGCGGTTACACCGCTTCAAATCCGCAACGCAGCGGCGAAAATGAAGGCGAGCAAGCAGGGGTTGAGCCTGATTGTAGTTGATTACATCCAGCTCATGCGAGCCGATGAGAAGTGCGGAAACCGCACGGAGGAAGTCACGCAAATCAGCCGCGAATTGAAGCTGATGGCGATGGATTTAGGCGTTCCGCTTCTCTGTATGACGCAGTTCAACCGCGAGAGCGAGAAGGGATTCGGCAAGGCGACAAGAAGCGAGCCGGATATGTCACAGGCGCGAGACAGCGGTGCGATTGAGCAGGACGCGAACGTGTTTCTCATCCTGCATGAGCCGGAAGAGCCGCAGGACGCGAACAGCGACAGATGGCAGATGTACCACAATTGCCAAGCGAACGGGTTGACGTGGCAAACGTGCCGAATCAGGAAGAACCGAAACGGCGCAACGGGAGTTGTGAATCTGGGGTTTGATAAGCCGCATATGCGGTATACATGCCTAAAAAAGGACTAAAAGGAGGAAAGCCATGTACAACATCATCGTTTACGAGAACAAACGGTTTGGAAACATTCGGACATTCGTCGAAGAAGGGAAACAAGAGCCGTGGTTCGTGGCGGCGGATGTGTGCCGAGCGCTGGAAGTCAAGAACGCACGGGATGCAGTGGCACGTCTGGACGACGACGAAAAGAATACCGTCGTTTTAACCGACGGAAATCGCGGCAATCCAAATGTGACCGTCGTCAGCGAACCCGGGCTGTACGCACTCGTCCTCAGCAGTCGCAAGCCGGAGGCGAAAGAGTTCAAGCGCTGGATTACGCACGATGTCATCCCATCAATCCGAAAGAGCGGCGGCTACATCGCAGGGCAGGAAGACATGAGCGACGCTGACCTGATGGCGAAAGCTCTGATTGTTGCCCAGCGACAGATTGAGCAGCGCGACAAGCAAATCACGGAGATGCAGCCAAAGGCGCTGTTCGCGGATGCTGTGAGCGCAAGCAAAACAAGCATCCTTGTGAACGAGATGGCGAAACTGCTGCGGCAGAATGGCGTTGAAATCGGCGAAAAGAAGCTGTTCAAACTCCTACGCGTGAACGGATATTTGTGCAGCAAAGGAGAGCTTCACAACTGCCCGACGCAAAGAGCTATGGATATGGGACTTTTCGAGATAAAGGAAACGGCTATCACAACGTCGGACGGCAGCGTTATACTGCGGCGAACGCCGAAAGTGACGGGCAAAGGGCAAGTGTACTTCATCAACAAGTTTAAGGGGGGATGGGCGTAATGCGAGTAAAACCAAAGCCTTGCCCGAATTGCGGAAGCAAGTACGTGGAAATGTTGACTAAATTTTTCGGCGGTAACGGTTTTGAGGTAAGATGCTTGGACTGTGGCTATATCGGTGAGCTTGGGAAAACAAGAGCCGCAGCCGTGAGAGCGTGGAATAACAACGAAAGGAGAAAGAAGAATGCAGGATTATAAACTGAAACCGTGTCCGTTCTGCGGTGAAAAGCCGAAACTCTATGAGATTCCGCCGCACACGCATCAGATTGCGACATTCATGCCCGATTTCGCGGGCGAATGGATTTGCGAGTGCGACATATGCGGGAAAGCCATTGCCGCAGGAAAAACGGCGGAAGAAGCGGCGGAAAAGTGGAATCGCCGTGCGCCGGAGTGGTTTTCCGTGGATAATGTGCTGCCGCTAAATAGAACGTACGTCATCGGATTTGATATAGAAAGTGGGTGGAACTATCCATCGTTGTATTTTCGTCCAGACACAAAGGAGTTTTTGGACGAATTGTACGACAACAAGCCCGTGAAAATCACGCACTGGATGCCGTACCCGGATGCGCCAAAGGAGGATGAAGAGGATGAATAATGAAAAGAAACAAGCTCCGCGCTGTCCGTACTGCGACGCGGAAATGCGCTTGGAGGACAACGAGGACGTGCTGTTCGGACTGTTCGCGGACGAAGAAAGAATGTACTGGTACCAATGCAATACTCCGTTGTGTGGCATCCACAGCCCTGCGAAGCACACGAAAGTCGGTGCTTACATAGCAGCAATGTCGCGCTGGCAAGGACAAAACCGGGTGCTGACGCTGGATGAAGTGTTGATAACTGCATGTGACGACTACAACACAGAGCAGGAAACTGTAATGGAATTTCGATTGCTTATCCGCTGCTTCCGGACAAAGCAAAATATGGTAAGACGTGGCGGTGCTGGGAACGGAAGCCCACGCCGGAAGAGATGCAGGAAACGCCGTGGGGGGAATGCTGATTATGTGGGCTGGAAACGCGAGAGAGTACCTCAACGCACTTATTCGCAAATCTACAATCAGCCGGACGAGCGCAACATCTGCCGCAGTAGCAGAAATTATAACGCTATTAGATGGCGAGCAGCTGGACGGACTGCTATCTGCTATGAGGCGCGATTGCAATCAACAAGAATCGCTGGAAAAACAAATCACGGAGCTGAAAAAGATTGCTACAAGACTTAATAGCTATCGTGATAATGTGGCGGCGGTTTGCTCGGAATTGGAAGAACAAAAATCGTCGTTGTATGCAGAGGTAAAGGCACTGACGGAGAAAGCGAAATCCTTAAAAATAACCGCAGACCTTGCGGAGATGCTGCCGGATGAACGCAGTCGGCTTAATGCCTATAAACAGGCGCTTGAAATTGGCGTAAAAACAGCAAAAGAGGCGACGACGCGGGCAAAAATCGACGACGACGTGACGGCTCAAATCATCAGGTCGGCGGCGAATGTGGCTGCTGGATTCATGCCGAATGGAAAACATGAAACGCAACAGGAGGAAAAATGATGGAGCAGACGCGAAAAATCGGTTTTGCGGAGTGGTGCAAGGAGTACCGCAAGATACTTTCGGAAGACGAACTCGATTCGTACCTTGGGGATTTTTTGTCGGATATTGATTTCGACTTGTACCAAAACCCATTCATGGCAAACTGCTGTAACTATAAGCAGTGGAAGCAACATGTTTATTATCGCGCCTGTGCTGGCGCAAAGGAAGCGTTCCGCAAGCTGTGGAAGATGTACGAGCGGGACACGCAGGAGGGTGAGAAACCCTGATGGAAACGATAACGCTTCCAGTCGCCATCTTCGGCGGCTTGCTGGTGGGGTTGTTTGTGACGGGGCTTCTGACGGCGCAGGAGAAACGACCGTGGTACATTTACATTCTTCTGGCGCTCGTTAACTGTTTCATTTCGATTCTTGTTTACGCCGGAACGGATGCGCTTGCCTCGTGGTTAGGGGGATGACGATGACGGTTATCGGCGTGCTGTGTCTGCTGGCGGCTACGGTGTGCGTGGCTTGCGCATTTATCAACAAGGAGTGATGATGATTGTGAAAGAATTGCAAGATGAGATTGTGACGGTTGTGTTCTCCGAGCTTCTCCGAGCGCAAAAAGAGCATGGAGAGACGTTCAACTCCATGCCGGAGGCGTTCTCCGTAATCTGGGAGGAAATCGAGGAAGCCAACGAAGAGATGCAGCGCGTTCGACAAAAGGCGAATGACGTGTGGCTTGCAAATCGCCGGGACGATGCAGATGCGTTTCAGGTACGCGCGAGCAAAACAGCAGCGGCAGCTACACTGCTGGCTTGTGAAGCTGCGCAGGTTGCCGCTATGTGCATCAAGGCGCAGAAAGGAGGGGGAGCATGGTCGAAAAGCAAGATTGGCTGAACGCGCTGTCAATCTGCCCGGTTTGCAACGCAATGATGAAGCGATACACTACGATTGATGTTCAGGGAGGCGCATGGGTAAAATGTACAAATCCAAAGTGCGGACTAAATGGCGTTCTCTTTATGCCGATATAATCCCGACGGAGGACGAAGAGCAGGAAGCCCTTTTCCGCTGGGCGGAGACTCAAAGCGCAACGAAGCCGTGGCTGAAAGGGATGTTCGCCATCCCGAACGGCGGTTATCGCGCCAAGGCAACCGCCGCGAGGATGAAGCGAACCGGGACGCGTGCAGGAGTGCCGGACATCTTCCTGCCAGTCTCCAACGGACGTGAACACGGGCTTTTTATCGAGATGAAGCGGCGGAAGGGCGGGACGGTATCGACATCGCAGAAAGAGCGCATGAAGATGCTGACTGCCGAGGGCTACCGCTGCGTAGTGGCAAAGGGCTGCCAAGAAGCGATTGATGCAATTATGCGATACATGGACGGAGAGTGAGAAGATGCTGGACACCGACGACATCCGCTACTCTTTTTGGCTGGAAAAAGAGCTAGAAAAGAACGTCAAGCGGCTTGCGGGGAACGTTTCGCGCGGATGCAAAAGCCGCCACGATGCCTACAAAGTCAGGGCGACACAGGACGCAATCAGGCGGCTAAACACAGAGAAGGAGGCAAACGGGGCAATCGAGAAGGTGCAAGATATGCTGTACACGGAGCTAATGAGCGGTCAGATTCGTCCGGCGCTGTATACAGCGATTGTAAAGGCGCTTGAAGGGGTAAAATAATCGTGGGGCGGTTGCGGGAGGGGAAAATGGTTGACTTAAAGCGGATGCGGTATCTCATCAGGCGGTATCCTATGGCGTGCTTGCGAGCGGAGCAGGCGCGAATCCGGGCGCAGAAGCTGACGCGGACAATCAGCGACGCGCCGCGCGGTGGCGGAAGCATGAACAGCACGGAGGAAGGGCTGCTGTATCGCGTCGAGGCGCTGGAGCGCAAGAAAGCAATCTGGGACGAGTTATGCAGGATGCGCGAAGAGCTTTCACCGATAATCGACGCGCTGGAAGTTCAGGCTAAGAAGCGTTTTGCGGAAACAGATGACGAAAAAAGAGCGCGAAGAGATATGCTGGAAGTGCAGTGCATGAGGATGCGATATCTGGAGGGAAGGAGTGTCCGGGAAATCAGCTACAATCTGGCGTATTCCGAGCAGCACGTCTTCCGCGTGATTGGTAACGCGGAGAGGAAAATCCAGAGCGCGGAATAAGGCGGTCGCGCATCGAAAGGTGCGCGATTTCCTTTGCAAAATCGCCGAAAAAACTTCATTTCGCCCCTTGACATATTGCCGGGAATATGCTATAATAATTTATGTCAGGAGGGCGGTACAAAATAAAAGCCCCCGACAGAAAGGGAAAGAAAATGGAAACAAAGTATCAGCCGCTCAAAAATCCAACTGCCTACAGACTTGAAGTAATCATCAGAACGTGCGAATCCGTAGAAGGTTTGGGCATGATAAGGGGAATTATTCAAACGCTGCTCGTTTGCAATAGAATAACCGTAGAGGACCGCGATTATCTGGGAATCCTTGCTTGTGATATTATCAAGGCAAAGCGCGAAAACAAATAATTGATAACTCAGGAGTAGCATAGACCAACGCGACGGACGGAATTACAGCTGACCTAACGGCTATACGGGGAGAAAAGGAACAATATGTTGTACTACACCGTGAAGCAGGAGATGTCCCCATACTGGGAGAGGACGATTGCAAAGTTTGACAGATTCGAGGAAGCCGACAAGTACGCGCGGAAAGAATCACGATTTTCCGCAAGCCGATATTCCATCTACAAAAACAACCGCACAGGAGAACATTTTGAAGCAATGTATATCGCAGGGATGTGTGCAATAATGTAATGCCGGATAGGAGGGCAAGATGGAAGTAACGCTGACGAAGGAAGAATACAGAGAGCTTAAAAAGCATGGTCGCCTTGAAAAAGATGGTTGCGTGTACAGCCACCTTGCAAAGCTGGACGGAGAAACGCTCGCAATCTGCGAAAGAGCAAACGATATGGACTACATCGTCGAGGTGAAGCGTGAAAAGTAACAGCTTGCAAAATCAATCATCCTATGCTACAATACCTCCGAAAGGGGTTGTAGCAATGCGGAAAGAATACTACCAAGGCGCGGTATCCGTCCGCGCAACGCAAAAGTACAAGGAAAAAATCGGGATGCAGAAGATAACCATTGAGGTACAAGCTGGAAGCCGCGAAGCACTTAACGCAGAAGCCAAGAGCCGGGGGGTATCCGCAACGCAGCTGATTGTGGATGCGGTGAACGCCTACGTCGGGCGTGAGATAATTACAAGCAAAAAAAAACAATAGCATGTGGCGCATCCGCTGGGGTGCGCCTTTTTTGTTGCTCAAAAAAGTTTGCAAAATCGCCGAAAAAAATGTGATTTGCCCCTTGACATATTGCCGGGAATATGGTATAATAATTTATGTCAAGGGGCGGTACAAAAAATAAAGCCCCCGACAGAAAGAGGTAAGAATTATGAAGTTCGCGAGCATCAAGAAGGGCATCCGCATCACCGAGAAGATGGCGCAGAAGCTGGCTATCAACTGGTACTACGAAACGAAGAAATACTGCTACGAGTTGCAGTACGGGGACGAAACGATGGATGGCGACTACGAGCGCAGCATCGTTCGCTGGAAGAAAGGCGAAGAGTACAAGCCTTCCGAAGTCGTTGCAACGCTGGCGTGAACAGGAAGGAGGAGCAAGTACCATGACAAACGAAGAAATTATCGTCAAGTCCGCCATCAGCGCGGGCATCTTCTCCGAAGAGGAAGCCGCCACCTACATCATGAACGGGTTGCGCCTCCCGATTCACACCTTCGCCGAGTGGAAGAATCACGGGTACATGGTTAAAAAGGGCGAACACGCCGCGCTGGTCGTGAGCATCTGGAAGCCCAAGACGAGCAAGAGGAAGAAGGACGAAAAGAACGTGGAAGCGGACAAGGAGGAAAACAGCGGGTTCTTCCTGACGACCGCATACCTGTTCACCAAGCAGCAGGTAGAAGCAATCAAGCCCGCCTAATCGCAACAGAATGCCGCCTGAGAGCAATCAGGCGGCATTTATTATGAGCAAAAACAATCAAGACGTTAGAACGCGAAATAGGCGGCATTGCTGGCAATGGCAAAGAAACAAAAACATATAGAAATAAAAAAATGAGAGTTATGAGAGTAATTTTCGTGCTATAATGTAAAATGTAAAAAGCAGCAAGAGAGGCGCGAGCAGTAATGCAAGCGTCTTTTTTGTTGGAAGAGGCGACTATGGAAGTGCCGTTCTTACCTCTTCGGCGGCGGGATTTATGCGCGATGCGCTTTGTTGCGTTGGCGGGGACGCGACGGACGAAGAGGAGGGAAAACTGTTGATTGAATGGAACGGCATCAAAATCGTCGAAACGGATTGTATGCTACCAACTGACCGCGTGAAGCCATACGCGAGGAACGCAAAGAGGCATCCACAGGAGCAAATCGACGAAATCAAGGCAAGCATCAAGCGATTCGGCATGGACGACCCCATCGGCATCTGGGGCAAGGAAAACCTGATTGTCGAGGGTCACGGGCGGCTGGAAGCGTGCAAGCAGCTCGGCATCCCAACAGTGCCGTGCATCCGCCTCGACCACTTAACAAAAGAAGAGCGCAAGGCGTACACTCTGGCGCACAACAAAACCAACATGGACAGCGGCTGGGACTTTACGGCGCTCGACCAAGAGCTGGCGGAAATCGTTGATATTGACATGAGCGAGTTCGGCTTTGGCGCTTTTGGTTCGGGGATTCTTGATGCACTTTCATCGGACGGAGAAAAAGACATCATGAGAATCAGAAATGACGAATTACAAAGCGAACTCTTTGACGTCACCTTAACGTTCAATAAAACGTATGAAAATGCCGTGAAGGATTTCATAAAGAAAAACGGGAAAGAGCATATCACGAACATGATTTTGAGAGAGGCTGGTTGCTTGTAAAATGAGCGATATTGGAATCTCGTGTGGTTCGCAAGTTGTGTTATGCGATCTTCCAATCCGGTTTGATACATACTCTGGATGTTCACACGATTGTAAATATTGTTTCGCGAGAAAAAAGAGCGAACTTCACAAGATAAAAAGCAAAGACTGCTCAAAGCAACTAAAAGCCTTTATTCGCGGAGAAAGAACGCTTGAAACAGAATGGTGCGACTGGAATATTCCGCTACACTGGGGGGGGATGTCAGACCCATTTCAGCCAGCAGAAAGAATAGAAGGCGCAAGCCTTAAAGCGTTAAAAATTTTCGCGGAGACTGGATACCCGTTCGTCGTATCGACAAAAGGAAATGTTATCGCAGATGAACGGTATATTGACGTAATAAAGGATTGCAATGTTGTGCTTCAAGTTTCAGCAGCTTGCAGCTTATATAATAAAATCGAAAAAGGAGCGCCAACATTTGACGAAAGAGTTTCAACCATAAAGAAAGTTGCTCCATATGTGCCGCGGGTAATCGTTAGAATACAGCCATATATGATTGAGGCGCACAGAGAAATCATGCAGAGCCTTTCCAAAATGAAAGAAGCCGGGGCATATGGAGTAATTGTCGAAGGAATGAAATTTGCAAAGCCGTTCAGCGGAATGGTAAAAATTGCAGGGGATTATTGCTACAAATCGCAAGAGCTAAAACCGCGCTACGAAGAAATAAGAGACACGAATTAGGTCTTGCGTTTTTTTGCGGGGAAAACAGGCTGCGAACGATGGGAGACGATATGTGCTGTTGTGGAATCGTCGGTCTGAACGGCTTCAAAGGGACAAATTTCAACCTCGAACACCTTTATAACGGGGACGTGCAAAAACCAACGGGGAAAATGCAAGAAGCCGGAAGTGCGCGTTGCTTCTCAGCTATTTTCCAAACGACAGTAGGAAATGACATGCTTAAGAAAAATTCCTTCGCAGATGTAATGTCATCGAAAAACCTTTTCAGAATGTATAAGACGGCAGTCCTTGGAATTGGAGAAAGCAAAGGAGATTGCAGAGAGCATGAAAATAAAGAGATTGAAAGAACATGGGAAAGAATAAAGGCAAAGATGCAGGGAAAGCTCTGACGGAAGATTTAGAATTGAGTTTTCCCGAAATCCACTTCCAAGACACAATCGAACTTGACGACGACATAGACTTCTCCGTCGCTGACTTCTAAATCGTAGACGAGGAAGAGCAGACGCGCATCATAAAGCCAAAGATGGCAAAAAAGGCAGACGCAGAAAATACAGTTCGCGGTTCAAACTCAACCGCGTAACGGGCGAAATCACGAACGAAAAGCGCAGCACGAGGGTTTAAGCAATCAAGGGGGCGATAAAGCGTGGAGTTTTCGCGTCTTTACGAGAATCTTTCCAAGTGGTTTCCTTCTCCATCTGAATGTGCAGGCGTATATGACATCCCGGTTATCGCGCCAACAAGCGAACCAGACGTGACGGAGTGGATTCCATTCAACGACTTGTCCAAGCCTTTTAAGGCGACGCAGGGCATCCATATGTTTGTGGACGACTACCGCATGAAGCGGCTATGGGCGCAACCAGACAGGTATCTTGCGATTCTGGAGCTTGCCGGGTGTGTCGCATCCCCGGACTTCTCCATCTATCAGGACACGCCCGAAGCGCTGAACATATATTGCCACTACATGAAGCATTGGCTTGCGGCTTATTGGCAATCATACGGCATCAAGGTGATTCCTACGATGGGTTGGGGGACGAAAAAGTCGTTCAGTTGGTGTTTTGACGGTGAACCCCAAAACTCAACCGTTATTGTGTCGAGTATCGGCTGGGGCAAAGAAAAAGACATCAGCGGATTCATGCGCGGGTATGACGCAATGCTGGAGAAGCTAAATCCGTCAAAAATCCTGTTTTATGGTCAAGTCTTCGACGAATGCGAGGGAAACATCGAGAAAATAGCGCCATTCTACAACATCGTCGCAGAGCGCAGAAAGAGGAAGAGCAATGCTTAAATTCAATATGCAACTATTCCACAAGCCGAACGCCTATATGCGCGCGTACAGAGCGAAAAAGAAAGCGGAAGGCGGCGAAAAAAACACTTCTTCCACATATGTTTCCGGTGGTAAAGTCGCAACCGTCGAATACTACAACCAAAATAGCGGCTCACGCGTCGAAAAAATCCGGACATTCGCCAACAATGACGGGTTTGTGAAAGACTTGGAAGTGTTTACAACATCAAATCTGGCTAAAAAACAATATGACGTGGTTGTACCACTTCGTATTTTGACCAGGAGAGAAGAGACTCCGTATCTTGGAAGCAGTAAGGAAGGTTTTGCGCTGGGTAGAAAAACAGGGAGGTCGGAAACAGCTCATATCGGCATCAATGTCAACACGCCGAAGGGTGTATCTGAAAAGCAAGAGGCAGATGCTAAAAAGGCTGCAACAAGAATGATGCAACGAAGCGCCGAGCATTTCGTCAACGGTGTTGCACACGGGCAAACGACGCTTGAAAATCTTGGAGAAGTGTTCAAGAAGCAGCCTGCACTCTCTGCGATGCAGACGTTAGAATTAAATAGTAAAATCAGGTAATCAGGCGGTGATTAAATGCCCGAAGAAAAAGGGGAAAAGCAGTATCCGCACGGGAAACATCCAAACAGCCTTGCGAATCTTAAAAAGGGAAAACGCTTCGGGAATGGCGAGGGTAATACGCTGAACGCACGAGAAGAAAACCGAAAGTCCGTCGCAGTTCGGAGCGGGAACAAAACGCTGCGCGAATTTGCAATTGATTTTGCAGACAAGCCGATGAAAAACGGAATAACATTCAAGGAAGCGTACATCATGCGCCTTGCAAAAATGGCTGCTGATGGGAACCTTGCCGCTATGCAGTTTTTCGCAAAACTCATCGGGGAAGACCCCGGCGACGTGGTGACCGTCAAAGCGCCGCAGTTGTCCGAGGACGCGAAAGCTGACATTGACAAGCTGCTGAAAGAGACGCGGGGAGAAGTAAAATGACGACGCTGACGCGGGATGAAGTGTGGAACATTTGGCGATACCATCCCGCCGCCGTCGGCAGAATGTGCGGATTCCGTGATTTGACGGACGAGCTTCACGGGCGCTGGATGCAGCACATCATCTTCGGAGCAGACGATTACACGCTTCAAGCACACCGCCTATCCTACAAGTCCTCCTGCCTTTCCGTTGCGCTGGCAATGTGGTGCGTTCTCAACCACGGAAAAAACGCGATTTTCATGCGCAAGACCGACAGCGACGTTGTGGAGAGCATCGCGCAAGCGAAAAAGGTATTCGCGAACGAGGCTTTTTGCTACATGGCGCAAATCCTCATGCAGCAGGACGTGGCGCTACTGAAATCAGGCGGAAACTGCATGACGGTGAGCGTATATGATTCGCCGCGTGGCGCTGACCAGCTAATCGGCATCGGCTGCGGGTCGTCAATGACGGGCAAGCACGCGGATTTGATTGTTTGCGATGACGTTGTAAACCTCAACGACCGCATCAGCCGCGCAGAACGAGAGCGCACCAAGGGCGTTATACAGGAGCTGCGAAACATCGTCACCCGCGACGGGCGAATCGTCTTCATCGGCACACCGTGGCACATCGAGGACGCGTTCACGCTGGTTGCGCCGCCGGAGAAGCACGACTGCTACACGACCGGGTTGATTGCACCGGAGAAGCTGGAAGAGCTGCGGAAATCAATGTCGCCGTCGCTGTTTGCCGCGAACTATGAACTGCGCCACATTGCCGCCGAAAATGCGCTGTTCGACACGCCGCCGACGTTCACGCCGGAAGCGGAAAAGCTGCGGGACGGCATCGCGCACGTTGATGCTGCATACGGAGGCGAGGACTACACCGCGCTGACGTGCGCCAAGAGGGACGGCGACACGCTGTACTTGTATGGGCGTTTGTGGCGCAAGCACGTTGACACGCTGATGGACGCACTGCAATCGGAGACGGAGCGCCTAATGTGCGCCCCGATTTACTGTGAGACAAACGGCGACAAGGGTTATTTGGCGCGGGAATTGCGCCGCCGCAATATGGCGGTACGCGCATACCCGGAGAAGATGAACAAGTACCTAAAAATCAGCACATACCTCAAAAAATGGTGGGGGAACATCGTGTTTTTGGAAGGCACGGACAAGGATTATATCGCGCAAATTATGGACTACACCGAGGACGCGGAGCACGACGACGCGCCGGACAGCGCCGCGTGCTGCTGCCGGATTCTCGACAGAAACGGCGCGAGTTTGTATGTTGGGGGGTGATACAGATGTTCACAAAAATCACATGGCAAGACTGGCAGAACGAGCCGGACAAGGGAAAGGCGACGCTGGCGGTTATTGGTGCATACAAGCACAGCGAGGACTTTAACAAGGCTGGTATCGCGCAACGATACTACGAAGCGCAGAACGATACTGTTTCCGCGAAAGTCGTGCTGCGAGCCACAACGTCGGAGACGGAGCAGACCACCGCCGACGGGAAAAAGGTCAAAAAGAAGGGGACAGCAACCGAAGCAGTCCCCGGACAGCGCATTTACAGCGATTTTTTCCGCCGCTTTACAATGCAGCAGGCTAATTACCTGCTGGGTAACGGCGTGGAGCTGGAAGACGACGCAATGAAGGGCAAACTGGGCATCGGGTTCGACACGACGCTTGCGAAAATCGGGCTGTATGCGCTTGTGCATGGCGTTTGCTGGGGGTACTGGAATCTCGACCACGTTGAGATACTGCGAGCGTACACGGACAAAAATAGCGGATTTGTGGCGCTGCTGGACGAACTGACGGGCGAACCGATGGTTGGGGTGCAGTTCTGGCAGATTGGCGACGACAAGCCGCTGATGGCGCGTGTCTTTGAGCCGGACGGCGTGACGGTTTACAAAACGCGCGAAAATGCCTCTGATTTGGAGGTGGCACAGGAGAAACGCGCCTACAAGCGGACATATGCGAGGGACATCACAGGCGAGCGCCTTGTGTCCGAGGAGAATTACAGCGCACTGCCGATTGTTCCGCTGTACGCCAACGACAAGAAGCAGACGGAGTTGACACTTGCAATCCGTTCCAAAATCGACTTGTACGACATCGTTCTTTCCGACTTTGGAAACAATCTGGAAAAGGCGAACGATGTTTACTGGGTACTGAACAACTTCGGTGGGAACTTCGATGAGGTTGCGCTGATGCTGGAACAGATTCACCGCTTGAAAGCAATCGCGAACATTTCGGACGGCACGTCATCCAGCACGGTAACACCGGAGACGTTTGAAGTTCCGTATGCAGCGCGTCAAACCGCGCTGGAACTGCTGGAACGGCAGCTTTATCGCGATTATATGGCGCTGGATGTATCGGAGCTGACGGGCGGCAGCCTGACGAATGTTGCAATCCGGGCGAGTATGGCAAATTTGGACTTGAAGGCTAACGCCTACGAATGGCAGTGCTTTGACTTCGTGCAGAAACTGCTTCGGATTCTGGGAATTGAGACGGAGACAATCCGCTTCAAGCGACAAACAATCGCAAACGAAAGCGAAATCATCCAGAACATCTACACCGCGCAGGGCGATTTGGACAAGGAAACGCGCCTGAAACTCAACCCGATGATTCTGCCGGAGGAAATCGACGACATCATCAAGCGTGGGGAGGAAGAATCGCTTTTGGGTATGCGGATGGCACAACAGGCGATGCAGAAGACAGGCGAGGAGGAAGAAGATGCTGTATCTGATGGTGATTCTTCAAGTTCTGGCGGCGAATAACGTCATCGTTCCGGACTGGCTCTTGTGCATCGGCTGGTGGCTGGTGGCGGTTCGACTTGTCTTGCGCATCTTGATTGCATTTTTTGATACCGGGGAGACGGGCAAGCCGTGACGGACGTGGAGCGCAACGACTTGCGCGAAGCCGCGCTGCAAATGCGTATAAAGGCGATGTACCAAGAGGCGCTTGACATCGCCACGGAGCGCCTGAAAGACTTCTTGCGCAAAAAGCAACAAGTGGACGATGGCAAGATAAAGCCGCCCGCGTACTACGACACGCCGGAAAAGGTGGAGCAATGGAAAGCGGGTTTTGTCCGCGAACTCATCCGCCAATATCGCGTGGAAGAAGTCATCATGGAGGAAATCTGCAAGGCAGGGAAACGAGCAACCGCCGACATCCGGAACACGATGGGCGACGTGTACGCCGACAGCTTAGGAGAGGCGCAAACCGTCATCGAGGCGCAGGCAGACCGCGCTGGTGTCAAGGTGTCGTTCGCACAGCCCAACAAACGCGAAATCAAGGCGATTTTCGCCGCGAACGAGACAGCGTTCACAAAGCTGGCGTACAAGAATCTGGGGCAGAACACCGAAATTCGCCACAAGCTGCAAAACGCGCTGGCGCTTTCGTCCACGCTGGGCGAGGACAAGACAAAACTCACACACCGCATCCAAGATATCACAGGGCAAAGCGAGTGGCAAGCGCGGAGAGTGGCGCAGACGGAACGGACACGTTCGCAAAACCAAGCTTCCTATGCCGCGTCACAGGAAGCCGCAGACCAAGGCGTGCCGATATACAATCGGTGGCGGTGTCGTTTCCGCAATAGCCGCGAACCGCACATGGCGCGGCATGGGCAAGTTGCAAAGCAAGGCGAATGCTTTCCGAACAGTAACATGCGTTTTCCGGGCGACCCGAACGGCAGTGCTGCGGAAACCATCAATTGTCATTGCGGCATCCGCCCGATTGTGTTGCTTTCGACCGAGTACATGGGCGAAGACGGCAAAATCCACAAAAAGGAGTAGCGTATGCCGGGAATGAAAGACAATACTGCTCAAATTCAGCAGCAACTTGATAGGGCTATGAAAATCGCATTGCTGGCAATTCGAACTGACGCTGTTGGCATGGTGCGCGACACGATGGACTACGCATATCCCAAACCTATATACTACAATGGAGACTTGTGGCTCGATATTAGCGCGGAAATCAACAGCGAGGGGAACGGAATTGTCGTTGGAACAAATATGGAATATGCGCCATATGTGCATGATGGACACGCCGGACACGCCGTATTTTTCCCGAACATTGGAGACAAAGGCGAGTTTCGCGTTATGCCGGGAGGCTACACGCCGGGACGACCATTTTTAACCGACACATTTAAAAACAGCGAAAATGCACAACGTCTCGTTGACATCGTAGACGACCAAATCAAACAGAATATGGACTAATCACAGCAACATCAGCGCATGGCAAAGCACCGCCGTGCGCTGTTTGCATATACGCGGAGCAAGGCAAAGCACCGCCTACCCGCAAACAATCAAAGGCGCAAAGCACCGCGCCCCGAAGCAAAGGAGATTGAACCATGAATATCCTCACCCGAAAGAACCTGAAAGCCCTGAATGTGCCTGATGAAGCGATTGACGCGATTGTGGAAGCCCACAGCGACGCAATCAACGACATCAAGGCGGAGCGTGACAAGTACGCGGAACAGGCGAAGCAGATTGCAGCGCTGACAACGGAACGCGACACGCTCAAGCAGCAGCTTGCCGAAGCGAAGAAGAGCGGCGGCGACGCGCAGAAGATTCAGGAGGCGTTCGACGCCTACAAGCAGCAGGTGGAGACGGAAAAGAAAACCGCGACGTTGACAACCGCCGCGAGAAAGCTGCTGACCAGCAAGGGGATGCAGGAGAAACTTGCAGACCTCGTGATGGCAAAGCGCGGACTGGATGGCATCGAACTCGACGACAAGGGCGCAATCAAGGACGGCGACAAGTTGATTGACGCGCTCAAGGGCGAGTATGGCGACCTCTTCTCCACGCAGCAGCAGCAGGGTACACCTCCCACAACCCCGCCGAGCGGCGGCAATGCCACGCACGGCAGCGGACGCGCCGCAGCACTGGCGGCGAAGTACGCGCAAGATATGTATGGCGCAGTTGCGCCGGAAGGAGCAAACAAATGAGTTTTACCAGCAAGGCAACCGGGACTGTTTACCAGCCCGGTTATTTTCTTGAGAACGCGGAAGACGCAATCCGCGAAACCAAGCAGATTAAGCAGTCGGGCGCTACCACCGCCGAAAACGGCGCGAAGTACGTCAAGATGGGGACTGTTTACCCCGCGAATGACGGCACTGCCGTCGGCATCGTGTACGAGGACGTGGACGTTACAAGCGGCGATATGCCTGGCAGCGTCGTGACGCGCGGCACGGTTTACGAGAGCCGTCTCCCCGTCGCAATCAACAGCACCGCCAAGAGCGCGCTGACGGCAAAGGGCTTCTACTTCATCGCCGCCGAAGCCGCGACGGTGCGCCCGTACTGACGAAAGGAGAATACTATGCAGATTCCGTCTTTTGAGAACAATATTTTCGGTCTTATCCCCAAGGAAGAGTGGCTGGATGTTGGCTTCAACGTCAGCCGCCCGAACGACCCGGTTGATGCACTGTTTCCCGACGAATACAGTGAAAATCTCGTGGCTAAGTGGCAGGAGATTGCCAACCAGTACCAGCTTCCCGTGATGGCTGACTTCCACAGCTTTGATAGCCGGACGAACATCGCCACCCGCATCCCCGTCGACACGCACAGCATCGAGAAAGGACTGATTAAGGTAAAAATTAACCAGTCCGAGCGTATGCGTGCGCTGCTGCGTTCCGGCGTGCAGAATGATGCTATGTACGACTACGTTATCCGTGACGGCATCATGCTCGCCGACCAAGTTGTGACGCGAACCAAGGTTGCGAAGAACGAGGTTCTGGCGACTGGCAAGATGACCATCAAGGAAAATAACCTCGACCTGACCATCGACTACGGCGTGAAGCCGGAACAGACGGAATTCACGTTCGATTTCAGCGAGGACGCGGACATTCCTGCACAGATTCAGTTTGTGTCTGACACCGCGCAGGAAGCGGGAACAACGGTTGACACCATCGTTACAAGTCGCAAAGTGCGGAATCAGATGCGTGCAAACCGTGCAATCCAGAAGCGCATCAACGGCACGTTGAGCGAGGGCGCGTATGTGAGCAACGCCGCGCTGGATACGTTCCTTTCCACGGAGTACGGCATCAACCGCGTTATCACTAACGATTTGCAGTACGCCATTGATGGCGGCATCGGCGCGGACGGGCGACCGATTCGAACCACGAAGCGCTATTTTCCGCAGAACAAGATGACGTTCCTCGGCACTGGCAGCGCCATGACGCGCATCGGCGCGGGCTTGTGGGGACAAACCCCGGAAGAAACGGTCAACACCGCAAACACCGGGCTTAATGTCAACCAGTCCGGTCAGCACCGCTATGTGATGGTGTCGCAGTGGGTGGAAAACGACCCTGTCGTTCTGTGGACGCGGGCATCCGGCTTGTTCATGCCTGTTATCTTCAACCCGCAGAGCATCTGGATTGCAACCATCACGGACGCGGCGACGGGACAGTTGACGGTTTCCTCTGCCGCTGGCACGGGCAAGGGCAATACGAAGCTGACTGTCAGCCCCGCAAAGGAATCCAGTTCCAACCTGTACAAGATTAAGTCCGGCAGCACCGCGCCGACTGCGACCTATGGGCAGAATGTCCGAACTTGGAGCAATTGGGACGGCACGTCTGACCTTGCCATTGCTACCGGGCAGAAGGTGACGGTTGCGGAATGCACCAGCGACTACCGCGTAATTCGTTCCGGCAGCGCTACGGTGACGGCAGCGACCTAATAATGGAGGTGGAAACATGGCTGTGACGCTGGAAATGGCAATGCGCGAGTGTAACAACTTTTTCGAGCGCTGCAAGTACACGGGAGAGATTCGCATCTTGGGCGGTAAAATCGTCCCTGATGTAGGTTCGCCCTATGTGTACATCAGCGGCAGCGCGCGGAACGACGGCGTTCACAGCCTTGTTTCTGGCGCAATGGAGGACGCGGACGGGGAGGAAACTTTCGACGGCACGTTGTGGTTTCTGTACCCGCCGCGCCCTTTTATCGAGATTGCAAAAGAATGCGCGGAGTACGAGACGAAAAACCCGACGGGGGCTTATACGTCGGAATCGTTCGGGCATTACAGCTATTCGCGGGCGACTGGCAGCAATGGCGTTGTGACGTGGCAAGCGGCATTCGCGGACAAGCTGCGACCGTATAGGCATATGTACACGGAGGTGGGCTGATGGCGTGGATTGATTTTTGTGAAGATGCTTGTCTTGTGGATAAGCGCACGGAATCTGACGGCATGGGCGGCGTGATTGTGTCGTGGTCTGACGGTGCGCCTATCAAGGCTGGTTTCGTTCGCGACAGCACCACGGAGGCGAAAATCGCGTATCAAAACGGCATCCGCGAGATTTTCACAATCGTCTTTTCCGACTTGCTGGAGCTTGCGCCAAATGACCGAGTAAAGCGCCTATCCGACGGCAAGATTTTCCGCATCACGTCCGACGCGCGAGACATGACAACGCCCAAGCAGAGCGATATGCACTTTCGGGAGGCTGACGCGGAGGTGGTGACAACGTGATTGACTTGCAGCGGAAACTATACAAGTTTTGGAACAGTTTCACCTACGAGGGCAAGCCCATCCCTGCATACGTCGAGGATGCAGTGCCGGAGGAAGCGTCTTTTCCCTATTTCGCGTTTCAGTTACAAGAAGGGGACGCATTCGGAAAGTCCGCAATGATTTGCACGCTGTGCTGCCAGGCAGAAAACGGAAGCAACGTAAACTTGCAGCGCGCAGCAATCCTCGACGAGGTTCGCCGCGCCATTCCGCCGGAGGGGACGGCAATCTACTGCGACGATGGCTTTATCACCCTGTACCGCAACAATAGCAACTTTTTCCGCCTTGAAGTGGACACAACGCTCAAGAGCGTCTGCTATGGACGGATTTACTACGAAATCGTGACTTATTACACCTAACAGGAGGTAACAAAATGACGACTGGTCTTCGGGCAAGTACATTTGAAAACTTGCAGCTCAACGCCGGGATGTTTCTTGCTAATTTCGACTATTCCACCGCCACGGACGCGGCGACGCTGGGCGCGCTGCTGAAAACGGAGCGCGAAAAGACAAGCGGCTCTGCGCTGATTGGCGCAACGCGCGGCGGCGGCACGTTCGTCTGCACGCCCAACACGCGCAGCATCGAAGCGGACGGCAAGCGAGAGGAATGGAAAGGCAGCAGCGTCAACGATGGTTGGACTATCAAGCTGACGACTACCCTGCTGGAAATCAACGCAACCAACCTTAAGCGTTCTTTTGGCACTGCCGATGTAACGGACACGGAGAAGAAGCACACAATCAAGATTCGCACCGACATCAAGGACGCGGACTATATTGAGAGTCTCGTCTGGGTTGGCGACACCTCGAAGGGCTATGTGCTGATTGCCATCAAAAACGCGCTGAACACGGCGGGCGCAACGCTGACGTGGACGGACAAGGGCGAGGGCACTATTCCGGTGGAGTTTACCGCACATCAGGACGGACTGGAAACCGACGGATATGCGCCTTGCGAGGTAATTTTCTTCGACCCCGCCGCTTAATAACACGCGGCAGGGTTCGCGCCCTGCCGCACTTTCGTGAATTTTGAGGAGGAAAACGCATGAATACCGCAACCGCATTTGAGCAGATGGCGAACGCCATTCCGTACATCGACAAGCTGGTCAACAGCAAGGAAATGAAAGCCTTTGTGGAAGAAAAGAGCAAGGGCGACGTTGTCGGACGCGACATCCTGATGAAGATGCTGCCGATTCTGTACGCCAAGCATCCCAAAGAAACGATGGGGATTCTCGGCGCGATGCACGGCAAGACGGCGGAGGAAGTCGCAGAAATGGACTTCACGGAAACCGCCGCCATGATGGACAAGGACACGCTCGATTCGCTGTTTGCTTTTTTTACCTTTGCGCTTCGTCTGGGGTGCATCATGTAATCCCTGTGCTGTACAAGTACCGCCCGCAAAACGTTCACGCGCTGGGGGTGCTTCTGGCGCACGAAACGCAGGAGGAAGCAAAACGTTGCTACATGGCAAATATGGCGTGGATGACGGTGCTTGCAATTTCGTCGTTCGGCGGCGCGAATCTGGAAATCCCGTCATACAGCGACGTTTTCGGCGAAGAGACGCACGAAACAAAGCAAAAAACAGCAGAGGAAATCTGCGACGATATTATAAACGGACTAATGGCGAGGGGAGGTGCAGAAGATGGCGGAAGCATTTGAGTTGTACGCAAGTTTTAAGATTGATACAAGCGGATACACGCAGGAGCTGAACAAAATCCGGCAGGAAATGCAGCAGTTTCAGCAAGAGCTAAACAGCTTTGCAGTGCATCCGACGTTTGACGGTGGGCGTTTTCGGGCGGAATTGCAGCAAGCACAGCAGCAGTCCACGCAAGCGACGGAAGAAATCCAGCGTTTGCAGCAGCAAATCCAGTCCTTGCAGGAAGCCGCAGACGGCGGCGGTTCTGGCGATTCGGGCGGCGGTGTGCTGAGCGGATTTTTGAGCCAACTCGATGTTATTGGTGATATTGCAAGCGGGCAGTTCCTTGCCAACATGGCAGTAAACGGCATCAATAGCATTATCGACGGCATCACGGGTTCGATTGATGAATCAATCGGGCTTGCGTCCGACCTTAAGGAGACGCAGAACGTTGTTGATGTGACGTTTGAAGATTCCGCGTCCACCATCAACAAGTGGGCGCAGGAGGCGCTGAACGCCTACGGCATCACGGAAACCAAGGCGAAACAGTATTCGTCCACGCTGGGCGCGATGTTGAAATCTATGGGCGTCGCGGATGACCAAGTTCTCCAAATGTCGACGGATATGGCGGGGCTGGCGGCGGATATGGCGTCGTTCTACAACCTCGACCACGACACGGCATTTGAGAAAATCCGCTCCGGCATCTCCGGGGAAACAGAACCGTTGATTTTAGCGGCTTAATGGAGAAATCCATTCTGAAACTGCTGGTGAACGCAAGCAAAAGCGGTGTGCATGAAAATGCGCTAACGGTAAAACTCTAAACTTGCCAATTGCAAGCACGACAATACCGTGCCAAGCCGTCACGGACGGAAGGTGTAACGACTAATTGTAGCGTCGGGATTAGCACGACGCGAAGTGCCAGCCGCCCCCCGAAAGGGCGAAGAGATAGTCTAATCCCCTACAAAATATCGGGAAACCGAGGGTATAAATGTAAAATCTTTGGGCATCAATATGTCCGTTGCGAACCTGAACGCCTTTGCCCTCGAAAAGGGCATGAATAAGGCGTTTGACAAGATGTCGCAGGCGGAACAAGCAACGCTGCGCTATCAGTATCTGCTGGAAGCAACGAAGGACGCTCAGGGCGACTTTGCGCGAACCGGGGACAGCTTCTCCAACGAAATGCGCAAGCTGCAAACCAACCTTGACCGCATCAAGACGGAGTTCGGCAAGGGGCTGCTGGGCGTTGTAACGCCCGCGATTTCACTGCTCAATAATGTGCTGTCGGATAAGTCATACCAGTACACCACAGCCGAAAAAATCATGCAAGAGCGGGACGAATCAATATACGACGCAAAGGCGACCTATGCGCAGTCGCTCACAATAGTTAATTCCATGCGCAACATGGAGCAGGAGAGCGGCGAAGCTGTAAAGGCAACGAAAGCGTGGCAGGAAGCCCTCGAAAACCTTAAAACCGTTATGCCGGGACTTTCGCAATACGTTGATTTAACCTCTGACGCCATTATGGGCAACACAGAGAGAATTAAACAGTATGTGGATACCGTGAATGGCGTGTCGCTGTATGGTGCACATGATACCGCCGTTACCGATGCACAAGCAGCAGTTGATGAAACGGAAAAACAGCTTGAATCCCTATATGCACGCAGAGATTATCTAAACTCGCTAATTGTGGGGTCTAATGCTGAAGAAGTAAAAGCCGCATATCATGATGTAGTAGAAAATGCCTATCAGTCCTTTGTCCGCACAATGGCTGGAACAAATGCCAACTATACGTTTGCCAATACATTTGACGAATTTTTTGCATCGCAATATGATGAAGTCGACAGGGCGATTCGCGGGGTTGGAGATTCTTCCATAAATCTCTTCGATTTCGGAGACATGCAAGCTGCGGCGTGGAGCAAGCTCACAGAAGCAATGAGCTTGCAAACATTCGATAGCAGCGCCGCCGCCGGAGAATTGGAAGATGTTAATAGGCAAATCGAAGAAACTAACGATAAACTGAACGAGAATCAGACCGCGCTTGAAAGGGCAACAGCGGAATGGGAAGCGTACAAACGTGCACACCCGGAAGCCGAAGAACAGGTAAAATTCAACGAAGCCGTCGAGGACGAAAAGAAAGCCCTCGAAGACCTAAAGACCGCGCTGAAAGACGTGGGCACCTACCGCGCGGACACGCTGAAAAAGGCGCAGGAAGCCTACAAGGGCGTTGCGTCCGGCATGGGCTACATGGTAACGCACACGCAGGAGGAAATGAAGAAGCTCCTCGATACCGATTACAGCAAGGAAAATGTGCTTAGTTGGTACGGGACGAATGCGGATGCGCTACACGCCTATAATGATGCTTTGCAGCAAGCCGAAGCGGCTGGCGTTGACGTTGGCATCTTGTCAGGGCTTACTACATACTCCCGCGACAACGATGCGTACCTTTCGCGTCTGCTGAATCTAACGCCGGAAGAAATCAAGCAGCTAAATGCAGACTACCAGCGCGCCCGCGACGAAGAAAACGCGATGGCGGAAACCAAAACGCGGTATACGCTGGCGGACGATGAGACGTATCAGGCGATGCTGGAAACCGTGCAAAAGTCGCTCGAAGCGTTTGAGCAAAAGGACGCAATCGCGGCATACATGGCGGAAAATAACAGCGCGGTTTTGGCTGGCATCAACACAATGCGCGAGACGCTGGAAGCAGAAATTCCGGGCATCAATGCGCTTCTCGAACAGTTGGGGTTCAAGCAAATTGATTACGAACTGAAAGATAAGCCGTGGATATCCGATTTCTTCGTTCGCGGAGATGCTGACCAGCGAGAAGAAGATATTGCGCACGAAAAAACAGCCCCGACGCTAAAAGAGCAAGCGCAAGCACGCCGCGCCCGCGAACAGGCACGAGCGCGAAGCGGCTATGCGGACATGATTGAAGATGGGCTAATGCCCGACGACATCAAAGCCCGCGCGCAGCGGTGGAATCGGCTCGTAGAAATGAAGACGCAGGAAATGAACGACATCGTTGACATTTTGGAACAGCGCATGGAGGAAAACCAGCGTCAACGGGAAGCCGAAGAAGCGGAGCAGTGGAACAATCGAGCAACAAAAGATATGCCGCCACTATATATGATGGACACGATTATTGCCAACGCAGCGCACCCTAAATTTGTGCCGAATACATACATCGGCGCACCTTCGAGCGAACAGCAAGAAAAAACAACGGGCGGCAATGTTTTCTCCGCCATCGAAAGCGCCATTGACGCAGCAAAAGAAATCGAAAGTAGAACGATACAGGAAGATTTTGTAACGCAGTCTATTTTCAATGCGCTTGGAGAAATGATGGAGAATTACAAGGAAAGCCTAAGAAACAATAGCGCACCCAACATTTTTAGCAATAGCGACGGCGTTCTTTTTGTGGAAGTAATAAACCCGGGCGAAATTGCGAACGCTGTTTCTGGGCTTCCGCCAACAACCATCAATAATACATTCAGCGTGGACGGCAAAACCGTCGCAACAGCGGTTGCGCCTATCGTCAACAAAATAATAGGCAGGGGCATCCGTGGGAATCTGATGGAGGTGGCGCGATAAATGGTAACGCGATACCGCGCGTGGATGGGAGAAGAAGCGCTGGAAGACCTCGACCCATCCATCATCATCATCGACATTTCGGAGGATGCTCCACAGGAAGCCGTAACAACCGAAGCACGCCCCGGCGGGGGGATGTACCTCACCGGGCAGCTTCGGCAGTCCATCACGGTAACAATCGCCGTGGAAATCCACGAAGCAAACACCATCCACAGGCAGCTTGTCCTCGGTAAAATCATGCGCTGGGGCAGCGGTGGACAGTACCTGCATACGTCATACCGCCCGGAACAGCGGTTATACATCGACAGCATCGAGGCAGCGAGTGTTTCCGCGCTTAAGTGGACGGACACGCTGGAAATCAAGTTGACGGCATATCAGCGTCCGTGGTGGGAAGAAGCAACTGTTTCCAAAATGGAAACAGTTGAAGCAAGCAAAAGTGGCATCCTGACGGTTTACAATCGCGGGGACGTGGCGTGTCCGCTGGAAGCTGTTTTTGTGGCAATCGACCCGCTGACAAACGTTGCAATCAGTTGCGGCAGCGAGAAAATCGTGCTGACGAATATCAGCGTGAAAACGGGCGAGGAAATCCGCATAGAACACGACGACAACGGCATCCAGCAAATCACGGCGGCAGGGCAATCCGCAATTGGCAACCGAAACGGACAGTCTGCCGACGAAATCACGCTAAAGCCCGGAATCAACAAGGTGTCGTTTAGCGGCGACGGGCTTTTGTCGCTGACGGTCACTGCGAGGGGGCGGAAATATTAACTACAAAGCATATGGCATACCGCAGGAAGTAACCCTAACGTCCAAAATAAAATGCCGTCTTGAGGTAAACCCTGATGTGGAAAATCCCACTGGTTGGCAGATGGAAGTCGGCTATCCAACAATCGGGAGAACAAAGGTCACTTTTCCGGTTGTTCTTCCAGCCGACGCAGTAATCACCTCCGCACGAGTACACGCAGATTTTCGTCGCGACCTTTGGGGCAATCAACAAAAACAAGACGTAAACGACGTCCATGTTGACGAGGCTGGATTTTCGTCCATCACGCTTCCAGACGGAGCAAGTACAACATCGTTTGTTGCAATACTCTCTTTCCAAATGTGGAAAAAGATTTACACAGACAGCGACGAACGAACTTTTAACGTAGACGTCCGCGACATCTACCTCACAATCGACTATGTTTCAGGCATCATCCCAGACCCGGATGCAAGCAAGGCATACACCAACAACGTTCGCTTGCCGCGTCTGCTGGACAAAAATCTGCGAGAAATCAAGCGCTTGCGCCCTTCCTCGCTGTCTCTATCGCTAACAATCGACGACATTTCCACCGCGAGTATGACGCTTGTGGACGGCACATGGATGGACGCAACGCAGTTTGTGGAGCTATACCACATCGGCGGCAGCGTCGGCATCTTCCGATTGCGCTCGGACACGCAGACTTATAGAAATTACGCGACGCAGGAAGTAAACCTTGACCACGCCATTTCCACGCTGATGGACGGGCTTCTGCCGGAGCAGCTCAAAATAGGCAGTGCATCCGTTGACGCGGTTGATGTTCTGGCACAGCTTCTGACATACCAGCCGGAAACACGCTGGCAGATGGGAACGTGCGAGTTATCGCAACACCTCACATACGACTTTGACGCGGGAACGAACATCTGGACAGCAATCAACAACGTCAAGGACTTGTCTCCCGCTGAAATGATGTGGCAGTACGACTTTTCCACCCATCCGTGGACGCTCAACCTCGTTAATATGCCAAATACCGTCTCCTGCGAAGCGCGCTTTAACGGCGCGCTAACCAGCGCAACGGTCAGCACCGACCGCGACGACCTTGTGACCCGTATGTATGCATACGGCAAAAACGGCATCACCGTCGGCACGGTAAACGATGGCAAGGACTACATCGACGCGGACACCATCGACGAGTGGGGCATCGTGTGCGGAAAATACTCGGATAACAGCATCACGGACAAGGAGACGCTGTTGGAAAACGCAAAGAAGGAACTGGCGAAAAAGAAAACCCCGCCGATTTCCATCGACGTTTCACTTGTGGAGCTTTCCGCCATAACAGGATTACCCTACGACCATTTCCGGCTGGGGAGCATCTGCCGGGTTGCAATGCCCAAATTCGGGCGCTGCTATGATGAGCGCATCCTGACACTTAACGCGGACAACGTGCTGCTTGAGCCGCAAAAGGTACAAGTCACCATGTCAACGGAGGGCAAGAGCGTCAGCGGCATCATCGAGGCGCTGGGCGGCAAGAGTGGACTTATTTCCGCCGGAACGGAATAAGGAGGACGCATGAATGAGTTAAATTATACTTGCAACCTGTCTGCTGGGTTGCGGATGACACCGCTCAAAGCGGCGCTCGTGCAAGGCGAGGCAAACGCCCACACGCTGAAAATCACGTTTGAGAAGGATGGCGCGCCGTACAGCATGGATTCGGGCGCAACGATTGTCGGCAGCTTTATCAGGCTGGACAGCGTCGCAAGCACGGACGAAAACCCGACGATTCTTTTGCAAGGCGCGGTTAGCGACGGCGTGGCATCCGTAACGCTTTCCGCTGCTTGTTACGCTGTTGTTGGGCGTTTCCGCCTGATGGTCACGGCAACGGTCGGCGAGGACACGACGGCTATCTTGTGGCTTGAGGGACGCGTCGCGGCGGGAGCAACCGGGACGGTGTACGACCCGGATAACGTCATCCCCGACATTACAACGGTGCTTGCAAAGGTTGAAGACTGCAAAAACGCAGCGGCAAACGCGAATGCAGCGGCAGAAAGCGCAACATCCGCAGCGCAGCAGTTCCTGGGGAAGTACATCACGGATGAGGAAAAATTGTTACTTCTGGAACTGCTGCAAATGGGTGCATATCGCTCCAACACCGCCGCGCAAAATTATAGCAAGCTATACGCAGCGTGGAAGGACGATGTATCAGCGCTTGAGGCACAGCGTCCGCGAATCGTCAGCGTTGAGGCGGACAAAACGACAATCGCCGTCGGCGAGAGCGTGACATTCACGGTGACGCAGAAGAACGCGGCATCAATCCGTTTCCTTGTGGACGGCACAGTAAACGAACGAATCTATGACGTTCAGCAGGAAACGATAACGTTCACAAAGCAGTTTCAATTTACCGGGAGTGGAACGCGGATTGTTGCATTCCAGGCGGTTGACGCGAGCAGCAACGTCGGGCTGGAATCGGATAGTATCATCATCACAATTAAGGAGGCGGCTCAAAATGGCGTGGAATCTAATCCGCAGGAATAACGGCGAGACTATCCACACGGACTATGTTGAGTGGATGTTGGATAACGCCGCCGACATCTCCAATGGCACAGAGCCGGGGAAGTCCGGAAGCATCGGCAGTCTGGCGTACACCGCCGGGTTCGGCGCGATGTGGCAGAAGGACGCGCATGGCGCGTGGGTGAAGCTGGGAGGTGGCACGAATGGTTGACGCAAGCACGATTGGTGTGATTCAGGCGCTTTATGGCGTTGGCGCGAATGGCGGGATTCCAACGCCGCTGGTAACGGACAAAACGCTGGCGCTGGAGAACCGCGCGGCTGACGCGAAAGCTGCTGGCGACGCTATCCGCGCGGTCACGAATACCGCTAACACGCTTTCCGCGCGCGCGAATGTTTTGTCTGGCAGTGTGTCCGGCGCGTCGATTACTGCGACGGATTCTTTCGCCGCGCCTTTTGTCGGTCTGCGTGTCTGCGGCAAAAGCACGCAGGACGGTACGCCGCTCCCGACCGCTCCCGTGCCGATTGTCAGCGCGGGTGACGGCGGAACGGTGGTGGTCACGGTGTCGGACGGCGCGAACAATTCGCAGACGCTGACGCTGCAAACGCCGAACGCGCT